AACATTAATCCAATACTTTACTTTATATTTCATTATAAAGCTTCTTCAACATCTAACTCAAACTGATATAAAAGGTTTCCATCTTTGTCAGCACCTACTACACCAAAATCTTGAATATCGTTTGTAAGATGAACTGTAAATGGAACATTGTCATAAGTAACAACTGAGTCATCTGCAAGAGCAGTAGTAAGTGGTGGTTCTATTGTTACAGTAGCCGCATTAGATGAACTTGTAACATCAGAAACAACCATATAAACTTTATCGTGTGATGCAAACTTTAAGAAATCACCAGCTTTAAATCTTCCAGCACCATCACTAGCGAATGCGTCCATAGCAATAGTCGTATCACCAACTGCGTGAACACCATTTACTAATACTGTTCCTGTTTCACTTCCTCTAGCATCTTCTATTTCTGGTGGGATAATTGTAAAATTTTCTTTTCTTGATCTTTGTTTGATTATAAAAGCCATGAGTTCTCCATAAATATCTGATCTTTTTCCTGTAATTATCCTCGCTGTAAAAGCAAATCTTTGACCATCAATTTGTCTTGCAAGTTTTTTACCTGAGTCTGATTTTGATATAATTGTATTTTGGATAGACTTAATACCCATTGTTGAAAATGCAGAACTTGATATTGGAAAAGAACCTGACATTATATTAAATTACCTTGACCCTTTTCGTTTAATGCTTGATTTATTAATTGAGATATTGTTCCTCTTGAATTTACTAATAGTTCTTCAAATCCACTTGCATCAACAGTATTGATATTAAAATTAACATTTACAGGACTTCCCCCTGTACCTCTTGCAGATTGAGTTATTTGTCCTGTACTATTTGGAACAAAAACTTCAGCACCTCTTTCACCAACTAGAATTGGTTTTCCTTTCATTACTGCTCCACCTTGTTGGTGTGAACCACCAATATTGAAAAATCCACCTGATCCACCACCACCACCACCCATAGCAAGTAGTAAAGCTTGTAGTGCAACTTGTTTTGCTTTTTCTTTTGTGATATTTTTTTCTGTAGCCAATCTTTTGTTTTCTAAATTAAATAAATCTTTGCCAAAAACTTTCATCAATACCATTCTAATACCTATTTCTATTAAAACAGACAAAGTTTGAATCAAAACATCTTGAAGCATTTTTTTAAATGCTTGACCTAAATCTTCTCCTAAAACTATTGATCTTGCCAAAGCATTTGAGAATTTACCTATTCCAGCATTTATACCCTCTGCTATTGTAATTCTTATATTTTCAAATTTGTTTTTTAAATTTTCTAAAGCTGTATTATTTAATTCTTCTAATGTTTCAAATAATGTTTTAACTTTTTCATCTTGTTCTTTAAAAGAAGCATTTAACATAATTTGTCTTTCCCTTGCCGTCATAAAAGCTATATTTTCTAATTTTTGTAAGCTTTTTAAAAATTTTTCTTGTTCTAATAAAAATTCTAATTCTTTTTCTAATTTTTCAAGACTTTTATCGGTATTAACCAAACCACCTTCAACATCTAAAAAATCACTTGTTTTTTTTATATTTTCAATTGATTTTTGTATTTGATCTATTCTAAATTGCACATCTTTAAGGTCGTTTTCATCAAATAAACCTAAACTTCCTTTAATTGCTCTAGTCATATCCATAATTTTGTCAATTAAAATACTTGTACCGACTAAAATGGCAAATCCTCTTTTACCAAACATGGTTGCTCCAATAATTCCAATTGATTGAATAAAAGGGGGTAGAGCCATAAAACCATCAATCATACTTTTTAAAATACTACCTATTGTTCTTAAAGTAGGTATAAGGTCTTTTCCAATTTCAACAGACCTTACTAAGGCATTTGCTAAATTCTTTCCAACTGCTGTTGCTATTCTGTCTAATTCTTTCGCATTGTTTTGTAAAAAAGTATCTAAATCTCCAAACTGTGATTTAAGTTCTTCAAAAAGACCAGCTTCTAACAATACTCTTTTAAAATTAAATATTTTATCGCCAATCATTGAAAGAGTACCCTCAAATGTTTTTGCTAATTCATCTGTAGATTTTCCAAATTGTCCACCCTCTCCAAAGACTCTTGCAAATGCTTTTCTTGTTTCTTCTATTGAAACAGTTGCACCAGCTTTGAAGCCAAGCATATTTCTTACACCTTTTTCTCTAAATAAATCTGCCGCACCAATACCAGCACTAAATGATCTTTGTATTTGTTCTGCTGTAGTTCTAAAATCAAGTCCTGTTGTTGCCGCTACATTTCCTGTTATTTCTAACATTTTTTGTAGATCATCTGCATTATCTGTTACTGTTGCTAATATTCCTGAACCTGATTGTATTTCTTCAAGTGAAAATGGCACTCTTGCCGCAAACTTTGTCATATTCTGAAAAGCTTTTGCACCCTCGTTGGTATCTTTTAACAAGAACTTTAATCTTACTTGTAAATTTTCTAAATTCTTTCCTGTATTGACTAAGTTTCTAATGACTAAACCAGCACCCAAACCAAGAAAAGCAGTTTTAAGATTAAAGACAGCACCTCTTACTCTTGCTAAACCACCTCTTAATCCTGTAAGTGCTTTAGTTGCTTTATCTCGTGCTACTATATCTATAAAAAGTTTCTGACTTGCCATTATTTATATTTCCTTGCTTCTGCTAGGTTCTTTTGTTTTTTATACCCATCTTCTTCTTTTTTCAAGTAAGCTATCCAAAGATTGTAATGGCTTAAAGGCATTTCTAATACCTTTTGTATAGGAAGTTTTAGTCTATCAGCAACCACCAACAAAGATTGTATGTCAGGGTCGCTTCTTACTTTTTTTCGGCTTCCGCTAATGATGTGTCTGCAAGTATCTTGTTTGCTATTGATGCAATAACATTTGAGTCTGCTTTTTTCTGTAAAGCAAGTTTATCTAATGGATCAAAAGCTTTTACTAAATCACCCTTGTCATTTTTGATTAATAACTTCATCATCAATAAATCAACAAGAACTGTTAAGTCTTGAAAGTTATTTGATTTCTTAAATATAATGTTTTTCTGTTCAAGTGTTAAAGGTTCTGAATAAAATACAGATGGATTACCTTGTTCATCTCGCCATTCAGGAACTTCAATAGTTATCGTTTGCAGAGTCTCAAAATGAGTTTTTACTCTATCTATGATTGACATAAAATATTATTATGCAGTTCCTCTAGTTAATGTCCCTGTACCTTGAAAAGTAACTGATCTTGTAGTTATACCATCTAATGTAACATTGACACTCATTCCTGTAATGATACCTGACCCTGAAAAAATTTCATCTCCTGAACCATCACCCTCTGCTCCTAATACAAATGATATAGAAGTTCCAGCAGTTAATGTTTGTTGAGGAGAATCGGTTTCATCATAACTCATTTCTAAAGTTCCTGAAAATGATGATCTTCCAGCTACAAATGATTTTGTTGAATCAGATAGTTGAGTGTCCTCTACTACATCAGAAGTAGTTTCAAGTGTGAAACCTGTAAGTTCACCTATGCCTGTTCCACCAGCTTTAACTACACCTTCTTTTCCGTGATGTGTTGCCATGATTTGTTTTCCTTTTTACTTGTTTGCTTATTTTGTTTATCTTGCTTCCAACCTAAATCTAAGAAATTATCAAGCTGAGATTCATTAATAGTTATCTCATTCCCATCTTTATATAATTTAATATCTTTAGCCATAAGTCCTTTTATTAGTTTTCTTCTTCTTCGTCAATATCTTCATCGTCTAAATCTTCGTCAAAATCTTCTTCTTCATCAATATTGTCATCTTCTTGATCTCTTAACTCTGCAAGTAAATCTTTTATTTCCTCACACATTAAAGATTCTTTATCGTGCAATTTTTCTACACTATCTATCTTCTTTTCTATTTTATCAATTATTTTATCTTTGTTCATATTATCTCCTATGGTGTTCCAGCTTGAAACTCGTAAATACACCTAATAGTCATTCTTATACCACCTATCGGAAACAATGTACCCTCGTCTGTTTCTACAGATATAACTTCTGTATCAAGTGCATTACCACTTCTTGTAATATCAGATTCTAAGGCAGTTTCAATAGCAGTAATTAATTCATTCCTTTTTGTATCAATATTGACTTCTGCACCCTTTACAAATCCTAATATAAGAAAATCAATAGTACCAATTCTTGTTTTTGCACCATCACCTAATTCTTGATCTTCTCTAGTTTCCTCAGATGTTTGTACTATTACTGCTGGATATTGTTTGTCTGATAATTCATCTAATTGGAAAGGTTGTCTTGTAGCTTTTTTTATATCAGGACTTGATATGGCTGATATAACTGTAAGTAGGTTAGATGCGATATTTTCTCTTTTACTCATAATGCTCTTTCAGTTTCTTTTTTTACAAATCTATTAAAAGCTTTTTTTATAGCTTGTTCTGTTCTTGCATTAAAGCCAAAAAATGGTCTTTCAGGTTTATTTAATACTTGAACAAATAATGCTCTTTGTGCCATTTCTGAATTACTAAAACCTAAAGATATTTTATTTTTTCCTGTTTTTTTTACAGTTGATGATGGTGTCAAACTTCCTAACATTCTCCCTGTGTAGAACAAATCAACTTTTGTTGGTTTTCCCTCTCTTTGTAATTGTTTTAAATAAGATGCAGAATAACTAGCAAATCGCCCTGTATCGAATCTTTGACCTTTTTTTGTTTTAGTTTTTATAAATTCTAGTAACTGAAAACCAGCTTGTTTAATTCCTTTTTCTACAATTCTTGGAAATTTATTTTGAAATCTTTTTATATTTCTTTGAACTTGTTTTGAATTATCATTAAACCTGATATTTATAGCCATTATCTATTCAATCGTCTATATCCGTGTAAAGGTTCTCTTTCATTAGATACGATTGACCCATCTGCTGTTGAATCATACTCAACACCATCTTCTAGTATTGATCTAAATTCTCTATTATATTCTGACATATAATATTCACCCATTCTTTCAAATCTATCTTTTTCTGTTTC